ATCGACCACCTGTGGGAATACAGCCGTAGCCTGTCTCGATCGCATGAGGCTCAGGGTCGGATCAACCGCTTGATTGCCGCCCGCGTCGGATTCGTTGAAGAAGAAAACACCACCGAACAGGAGGCCACCCGATGACCGCCCCGCAACGGATGATCGTGCGCCGGGATGTGTGGAAGAACAAAGACGAACGGGAGCGGTATGGCGGGCAACTGGTGCAACTGGAAAGCGAACGCATCACCCGTGCCTGGCTGGTCCTGACCGGGCCGGATGCGGGCCGCACCTTCTGGTATCGCGACGACCAACTGGAAGCATGCCCGCCGTCGGCCGATCCGGGCATCGACACATCGGAGGACTGGTAAATGACGCGCACCTGGGAGGATCACATCAACCCGACCGGGCATGACGACGTACTGATCGAACAGCGCCGTCACCTGGCCGAACAACGGGCCGCGATCGACGCGCTCCGGGGCACCATCCCCGATTGCGTTCCGCTCTGGCGTCGTCACCGCACCGACACCACCGCCGCAGATGGGGAGCGATTGAGCGGGGAACGGATCAAGGCGATCCGAACCGCGCTCGGACTCTCTCAGGACAAGATGGCGTGGGAAATCGGCGTCAACCAAAAGACCTATTGCGCATGGGAGAACGGCGTCAACCAGCCCCGGCAGGTCGTTCACCGGCGCGACTTACTGGCATTGGAACGACAGGCAAAGGAGCGGGTTGCATGAGTGACTGGGAACCAACCGACAAGCAGATCGAGGCGGCGCGTGATGCGTTCCACGTTAGCGCAGGCGTTGAAAGATTTGTGGTCTGCGTAAAGCGCATGCTGATCGCGGCGCGGGAGGCCGAGCCACCGCCGAGCGTGGAGGGGTTTGATGAACTGCTTGGCATCTACGACGGCTGGCTGACCGCTGAGGCCCCTGAGTGGATGATCACATCGCGACGGAATACGATCCGTCAAGACCTCCGCGACCTGTTCGTGAAGGCGGCCGCCCGATGACCAGCACGCCACACCCGACGATCCCCGGCTGCACGGTGCGCCCGCACCGAATCTCTCCCAGTTGGCGAGTCACGGAACACAAGGGCTTCGACAACACAGAGGTGATCGCCGATCCCGATGACATGGAAATCAGCCTGTCCAGTTTCGGTGAATGGCTTCCCGTTGATGAAGCTCGTCTGTTGGCTGAAATGATCCTTGACGCTGCCGCGTGGCTGGCCGCGCAGACCGGAGAAGCCGATGCTTCCTAAGACGTGGGAAGACCTGATCAACCCCACCGACCACGATGATGTGCTGGCGGAACGGGACCGTGCCTATGCCGAGCAACGGGCGATGATCGAGGCGATTCGGGGCACGATTGCCGACGTTCCCCGATCCGCCCGGCGGTATACCCCGCGTGTCGCGCCTGAACCGGAACCTGAACCAGCGCCACCGACCGTCAGCATGGATCACTACTGGACGGCGGAACGGGTGCTCCGATTGCGGAATGCACTGAAGATGTCGCAACGAGAGATGGCCGAAGTCCTGCGGGTGAAAAAGGGCGCCATCTCCCGGTGGGAGACTGGTATCAGAACCCCGCGCCACGGCACGGTCAAAGATGAATTGTTGGCGCTTGAACAGCGGGTCAAGGCAAGGGACGCGGCGTGAAGGCACTGACGATCACGATACCGGGTGAACCGAAGCGGAAAGAGCGACCGCGCGTCAACACCAAGACCGGCAACGTTTACACGCCGAGTACCACCACGAGCGCCGAGGCCGTCATCGCGCAGGAGGTCAAGAGCCACTGTGTCGGGTGGGGTGAACCGCCCTACTGGACTGAGGGGAACGTGCGGGTTGACGTGCTGTTTGTGACTCACAAGAACCCAAAGAACCCGGCCGGCCGCATGGACGTGGACAACTGCGCAAAGCTGGTTATGGATGCGCTGAACAAACTCGTATGGGCGGACGACTCGCAAGTATCGGACCTGGTTGCATCCATCCGGCGCGGGGCGGAACACGGCGAACCGCGCACGGAGATTACCCTGGAATGGGAGGCCGCATGAACGCACGAACGCGGGTGAAGATGTGCGGCACGAAGATCCGATACAAGACGCCGCTCGATGCCGCCAAAGCGATCGAGTACCACCGGGTGACGTGGAAGGTGCTGATGCGTGCGTATTCGTGCCCCGTCTGCGGATGGATGCACCTGAGCCGAAAGGAAGAACGATGACCAATCCAGAATTGATCGAGCGGGTGGCAAATGCAATCAGCACGTCCAAGGATGCCGGCGCGTTCTACAACGACTGGCGCGATTGGGAATACGAGGCCATCGCCGCCATCGCTACGGTGCGATCCTACGATTGCGAAGTCGGGCCGAGTGAGGCGGAGATTGAGGAGGCGCTTGACGGATACTGCGAAGAGGGCTGGCGGGATTCATCGTATATCAACCTTGAAATGGAGCGACGAGACATGAATGCTGGACTTCGTGCCGCAGCCGTCGAACGGCAGCGCCGGGATGGGGAGGGGGAGTAGATGATCTGTCATGCAACAGGACGGAAGCCAACCCGTCAACACCCAAGCCGCAAGTTCATCTACCTGCACACGCCGTCAGGACCTCTTTGGTTTTGGGACGTACCAACATGTGAAGCGTGGATTGAAGAGCAGTCGGACTCCTACAAAGAGTCGTTGGCGAACCACGATCCTTACGACACACCGAGCTTGATCGCCGTTAGTCCGCGCCCCGCCAAGGAGGCCACCAATGACCGCTAGCCGGGTGAGTGACGCGATGGCACCGGAATTGGCGAAGTTACGTCATGGCATCAATGACAAGATGTATGACGGCGAACTGGATGACTTCGAGAAGGGAATCAATCGGATGGGGGCATATGTTCTCCGTCAGCTTGCCGTCCTCGAAGCCGCCCTCGCCGCGATGGACACCGACAAGCACAGCGTTGTGGTTCCGTTGGCGCTCAGGGTGGCGCTGCAACAGGTACAGGCCGACGTGGATGCCGCGCTGATGGCAAGAGATACCGAACTCGCGGCCGAATTGCTGAACCGGGAGCGCCGTTTGATTGAGCGCATCGGCCTGGAATGGGCCGCCGCGATGGACACGGGCCGTCCGAGCCGGGAGGCGTTGGAAGCGGCGCTGGAACAACACTACGAATCAGCGGTTGATTATGGTCGCATTGAACCATCGTTGGCGGGGTTGAACGCCGTCGGATTGGATGCGACGGACATTCTTTTCAAGTCGGCTAATCTCGTGATCGCCGCCCGCCGCGAGGTGATGCGCCTGGCTGGATATGGGGAGGGGGAGTGAGGTGGGTGATCATGTGTATATCGTCGTTCCGCGTAAACCATCGGGGCGCTCCGAGAGAATGCAAGTGTTCCCCGGGTTGACGGGCGAAATCATGGCCGTCAATGGTCACGGCGAGACTGTTGTATTGGTCAACAAGCAGGAGGGTATCAGGGCCCTTGATCGTGCTGAAAAGCGGATTCGTGACGAGTTCGATGCAGGAATGGCCTTGATCGAAGCGACAAGGACGCTGTTCCGAGAACAGGAGGCCACCAATGACCAAACCTGAGCCGAGGGACGTGATCGCGCGGGCGGTCAATCCGTACAAGTGGGATAGCCCGTTCAAATGGCGACCAGTGCCAGACGATGCGATCATTGAACGCCACGATGAATTACTTGCCGACGCCGACGCCATCCTCGCCGCGCTCGATCAGGCGGGGTATGTGATCGTGCCGAAGAAGGTCGCACGAGCGGGTGAACTCATTCGGGACGTGGTGCCCGGCTTCAAGCGGATGACTGACCCCGAACCCGGAAAGGACTGAGGATGCTGCCACCCCCGCGCCGTTTTTGGAGAGGAACCGAGCATTGCCCCGCGTGCGACCGCGCCATCGGCGAACTACGGACGTTTGCAGACGGGGGAAAATCTCTACGAATCGATCAGGGGTACTACAACGGGTATAACCGCACGATCAGGAAGTTCGAGATCATTTGCGCGTGCGGGTGCCATATCCTTTGGCAGGGCGAAGAAGTCAGAAGCATCAAACCCGTCAGGGACGCGGCGTAGGGGAGGGATGGATGAAGATTATCAAAGAAGGCACCATCCCGGATGAGATTGATGACTCATGGTGGGACGGCTGCGAGGTTTCGTGCTTAGCGTGTGGCATGGTGGCCATCCTTGAGTCCGGCGACTATGTGCAACGACTTCTACAAATAACAGGCGATGGAAGGCGCATGATTGGGATATATGTAAATTGCCCGACGTGCAACACGCCGATTCACCTCAAACGCAAATCACCCACCACACACACGTGACAGTAATCTGCTAGCATATGAACGTAACAACTGAGTGGACGCTGCTTGTGCCGTCATTGTGACCCCGTTACCGGGTTCCAATGGCGGCCTTGCAGTTAAGGCGAACGATGGCTAAAACGAAATACTCCGATGAACTAGCCGAAGAGCTGGCGCAGCATATCGAGGCGCTGGTACCGATCACCTTTGCACCCCCATTGGTTGGCATCACCTACTCCACATTTGACCGATGGATGAACGGTGAAGGCGGTATCCCGAAATCCAAAGTGAGTGAATTTTGCGAACGTATCGAACGCGCGAGGGCAGTCGCCGTCAAAGGTCGGGTTGCTAACATCACCCGAGCCGGGGATACCGGCGACTGGAAAGCCGACGCCTGGTACCTCGAACACGTCTACCCCAATGACTTCATGTCCAAACAACGGAACGAACACACGGGGGCAGACGGTGCCCCCGTGACCGTCTCGGTGGTCCGCATCCATGAGCCGGATGGTTCCTGATGGTGGCGGCCGCTGTTTCCGCTACCCGTGACCTGATCGAACTCACCGCCAACGGTGAACTCGACATCCATCCGCACCCCGGCCAATGGCGGGCCCTGCAATCCACGAAACGCAACGTGGTCGTCCTCGCCGGAACGCAGAGTGGGAAAGCACTCGCCCTTGATACGCTGATTCCGACAACGCGCGGGATGGTGGCGATGGGCGACATCAGAGTCGGGGATACGGTCTACTCCGAGACTGGCGCGCCGACGCACGTGACCTATGTTTCCCCGATCTTCCACGACCGACAATGTTTTGAGATCACGTTTGACGACGGTGCGAAGGTTGTATGCGATGCGGAACACCTTTGGCACACCCGAACCGGCAAGGATCGTGAGTTCAAGCGATCCGGGCGTGTTAGCACAACGCTGGAACTTATCGATAACCTGATGAAGGGAGATCATCGCAACCACACGATTGATCTTGCCGAGGCGTTCGATGCCCCTGAATCAGTACTCCCAATCCCGGCATATACGCTCGGTGCATGGCTCGGAGATGGCTACTCAAGTTCCGCGATGATCTGTTCGGCTGATCCTGAGATCCTCGTTGAGATTCAACGCGATGGGTTTGCCGTTGGTGATCCGAAGGAATGTAATGGGGGGACCGCCCGCGCATATCGAGTCGGGGGTACATCTCTTCGTGGGGGCAATGATCGCGGCTCTGGAACGCTTCAGGCCACGCTAAGACGCGAGGGGCTTCTCAACAACAAACATATCCCCGAGTCTTATCTGGTGGCGAGCAAAGGGCAACGGCTTTCGTTGCTTCAGGGGCTTATGGATACGGATGGGTACGCATCATCCGGTGGTGATTGTGAGTTCGTTTCCGCGCATGAGTTGTTTGCTCGTTCGGTCTGGCGTTTGGCGTGTTCTCTGGGAATCAAGGCGCACTTTGCCGGGGCTGACCGAAAGTGGCGCGTCACTTTCTCGACCTGTATTCCGGTGTTTCGGTTGGCCCGCAAGCTAGACCGGCTCCCGGCACGATTGCGCAAGGATGCGGAACGTCGGTATATCGCATCAATCGATCCTGTTGAATCCGTCCCGGTTCGATGCATCGCGGTGGATTGCCCTAGTCATCTCTACCTTTGCACCGAGGCGTGCATTGCAACGCACAACACCTCGTTCGGCCCGATCTGGCTCTGGCAGGAAATGATCGCCAAGGGACCAGGCGATTACCTGGTAACGACGCCGACGTTCCCGCTCCTTGAGGTCAAGGCGCTGCCTGAGTTCCGTCGTCTGTTCGAGACGTACCTGAAACTCGGAACGTATCAGGGATCGCCGGTTCGCAAGTTCACCCTGTCCGAAGCGGGGGAGCGCAAACTGTGGGGCGAGAAACAGGCCACCCCCACCAACGTCTATTTTGGCTACGCCGCCGATCCTGAGTCGCTGGAATCCATGACGGCGAAAGCGGCGTGGAACGATGAGGCGGGGCAGAAGTCGTACAAGCGGGGATCGTTCGAGGCGATCCAACGCCGCCTGTCGATTCACGAAGGGCGGCAACTGTTCACCACCACGCCCTACGACCTCGGGTGGTTGAAGCAAACGTTTCACGATCCGTGGGTAGCAGCGAACGGCAACCACCCGACCATCGACATCATCAACTTTCCATCGACCGCCAACCCCCGGTTCCCGCAAGCCGAGCTGGAACGGGCGAAACGCGACCTGCCCCGGTGGAAGTACGAAATGTTCTACCTCGGTCGATTCCAACGCCCGGCCGGGCTGATCTATGACTGCTTCGACCCCGCCGTTCACATCGTTGACGACTTCGAGATAGACCCCGCATGGCCACGCTATCAGGGGGCTGACTTCGGTGGCGTCAACACAGCCGGCATCTGGATCGCCCAAGACCCCACCACGAAACGCAACTACGTCTACGCCGAATACCTCGCCGGTGGCCGCACCGCCAAGCAGCACGCGACCGCATGGGAAGGCAAGCACGGGCGCCCGTTGAAGGTGGTCGGTGGCTCCCACAGTGAAGGCCAGTGGCGGCAAGAGTTCCGGTACGCCGGATATCCGATCAGTGAACCGGACGTGAAAGAAGTCGAGGTCGGCATCAACCGGGTGTACGGCGCGATCCAGCGCAACGAGCTGTTCGTGTTTCGATCCTGTGCCGGGCTGATCGATCAGATCAACACCTACAGCCGGGTGCTCGACACCAACGGCGACCCGACCGAAGCGATCGAGGACAAGGCCAGCTTTCACTATCTCGACGCGACTAGGTACCTGGCCTCGTGGCTCTATCGGACGCCCAAAAAGGTAAGGATTCTCTGATGGGCCTGTGGGACTTCCTGACATTCAACACGCACCCCAAGCGCCCGGAACCGGCGACCATGACCCGTGCATCGATACAGCCGCTTGAACTGCGTGAGGCGAACGCCGCCCTGCACGTCAGTCACACCGTGGGACGACCGCAATGGCCCCGCATGACGCCGGAGAACTTCAACCAGCAGGCGTACCAGAAACTGACCCTGATCTTCCGGTGCGTCAATCTGCTGGCCTCGGCCGTCGGTGAAGCGCCGGTGCGTGTCTACCGTGATCGGGACGGGCAGCAGGAAACGCTCCCGGATCACCCGTTGCGCCAACTGCTCACCCGCCCGAACCCGCTCATGGGCGAATCGAAGCTCATGTACAACCTGATGGTGCGCATGTGCATCTACGGGTTTGGGGCCATGGAGATCGAGCGCACCAGCGCGGGACGCCCGATGCAGCTCTGGCCGTTGCGGTCTGAGTGGTTGAAGCCGATCCCCCGCAACAACGACGCCCACGATTGGGAGTACCGCATCCCCGGCAACGATCCCGTACTGATCGAGGCGGACGACATCATCGTCGTGTCGTTCGCGGAACTCGGGGACGGCGACCCGCGCGGCATCGGCCCGCTCGAAGTGGCGATGCGGGAATGGTCGCTGCTCAACACGATGCAGGATTACCTCAAGGCGTTCTTCGATCACGGGGCGTTGCCGGTCTACGGGCTGCTGCTCAATCCGGAAGCCGATGTCAACCAGGACGACGCCGATGTGCTGAAACAACGGTGGAACGAGGCGATCAACAGTACCGATCCCCTGATCCTTGATTCGATCACCGGCATTCAACGCCTGTCGTTCGATTACAACGAACTCGCCTACATCGATTTGCGCGACGTGTCCGAGATCGCGATTCTGCAGGCGTTCGGTATCCCCGGCTCATTGGTGGGGCAGCGGTTCGCGCAGGAACGCAACACGTTCAGCAACTACGGCGAAGCCCGCACATCCTTCTACCAGGACACCGTGCAGAAACTGTGGGCACGCATTGACGACGTGCTCACCCGGTCCTTGCTGCCTGAACTCGATAGCCGTGGCGACACGAACCTCGAGTTCGACATCAGCGGCATTGACGCGCTGCAGGAAGATCAGCAGACCAAACGCACCCACGATCTGGAGGCGTTGAAGGCCGGGGCGATCAGCCGGGCCGATTACCGGCGATCGGTCGGGCTGCCCGTTGACCCATCGGACGATGTGTACCTGATGCCGTTCAGCGTGATCGAAGTGCCGGTCGGCCAGAGTGTCCCGCCACGAGCCATCCCAGCGGCCACAGAACGCGCCCTGACCGCTGGAACCGAGCATCGTGGCCGATTGCCCATCGAACGCCGTGACGCCCTGCAGCGGCGATCCCTGCACGTCTATGAACGGGGCGAACGGCGATGGGCGCCAGAGATTGATCGCTACTTCCAACGCCAGAAGGTCAGGGTGCTCGATGCGCTCACGAGTCAGCGGGCACATGGTCCGTTGCTGTTGACCCGTGAAGCGTTGAAGGTTGACGACATTGATTGGGACTTTGAACTCGATGACCTCGACCGGCTGATCGGCGAACTGTGGGGGCAGGTCGGCGAGCAGGCGATGGGCGATGTCGTCACTCTGCTGCCAATGGACGACGGCATGACCACCGTGGACCCGTTCGACCTGGCGAACCAGTGGGTCGATACCGTGCGGGATGAGATCGGGTCGCGGGTGGTCGGGATCACCGAAACCACCAAGGCCGACATTCAGCGGGTGGTGAACGAAGCACTGGCCGAGGGCACCAGCATCGACGATCTGTCGGCACGATTGGAGGGGTTGTATGAGGAAAGTTATCGGAACCGATCCCGCGCCATTGCCCGCACGGAATCGCAGGTGGCCTACAACACTGCGTCCGTCGAGGGGTATCAGCAGCGCGGCGTGACGCAGGTCGAACTCGCCGATAACCCGAATCACACCACCGATCCGGGCAGCGACGGGCTGACATGCGCCCAGCGGCACGGGTTGGTCGTACCCATCCAACAGGTATCACGGCACATTCAGGCGGAACATCCGAACGGTTCGTTATCAATCTTACCTGTCCTAAGTAATTGGGATTGATCGCGGGCGACTGGCCCGGATCGCGATAGACAGAAAGGCAACGCATCATGGCTACCGGCCAATGGGAAGCGCACGATCTCACCTTCGAGAAGTTCTTCAAGGGCACTGGCCCTAACCTGCACAGCAACGCCAACCTGTACATGATGTTCACCAGTTCGAGCTACACGCCGAATCTGGCGACCCATGACTTCGAGGCCGATCTGACCAACATCGTCAGCGGGACGAACCTGTCGAGCGCGGGCGTGGCGTTGACCGGGGCGACCATCACGCTATCGGGCGGCGTGATCACGTTCGACCTCGGCGACGTGAACGTAGCGACCGTCACGGCGACTGGTATCCGCAACCTGCACATCGTGGACAAGACGCCCGCGAGTTCGGCGGCCAATTTCCTGATCATGTCCTGCACGATTGACGGCGATATTAGCCCGGCTGCGGGCGCATTGGCAGCGACGATCAATGCGCTGGGCGTGTTCGCTTTTGATCTGCATCCGTAGTCTGTGAGGGGTAGCTATGTCATTCCCGACGTATGGCTTTACGACCAAGGTTGACAACGTTGACACCATCATGGCCGCCGATGTCAACGGCTTGCAGAACGCGGTACAGGAGATCGCGGACATCGTTGACGCGCTTCCCAGTGGCGGCGGCGCGACGTTCCCGATGGCGGAGGGGGTCTGGTACTCCCCGCTAACGGCCATCGGCGGGCTGAAGTCGTCTGATCTTGGCGAAATGCTTCCATCGGTCAACATTGGCAAGGCCGCGCCGATCCAGATATTCGAGCCATGCACGATCTCCAAGGTTGGGTTCTGGTGCCCTGCGCCATCGGGGACCACGACGGCGTTGATCTCGCTCCATGACGTGAGTGTGAACGGAAACGTCGGAGTAAAGATTGACGATCTCGGCTCCATCACATTCGACAACACTTATGCAGAATACCCGCCGCTCGAGGATGCCTGTTCGGTCGCCGTTGATCCCGGTTGGTATTTCCTGGTCATCGCGGCCGACGCTGAATTCGACCTTCAATACATCACCGTCAACATCAACCACGGCGGGTACAGCGGCCCGATTTACACCGCCTACGATGGGGATGAACCGGCCATTGGCTTTGAGATTGCGTCAACCGGCATTGGGACGGCGATCCCGTCCGATCTGACAAGCGAAACGCAAGAACCAAGCAATAAGGCCCCCTACATCCTCTTTCAGATCACCCACCCATAGGGGGACCCCGATGGCGAAGTACGGCACAAGCACCTACGGGCAAGCCACCTACGGAGCGCAGCCGGAACCGTGCGGGTGTTGTTGCCGTCCGATCGTCAACCTCACCATCACGATCAAGAAGATCGTGCTGATGCTATGCCCCGATCCTACCGTGATAGAAAAGTGAGGAAGAACGATGGCTATCGCGACCCGTGATGAACTGATAAACGCCCTCGGCAACAACAACAGCCGGATCATCCTCGACAAAGCCACCATCGCCAATCAGACCGCCGGAACGTTTGTGTCCATGTGGCAAGCAACCGGGCAACCGGGCAACGGCGCGACTCCAACGAGCGTCGCCAATTGCACCAACGCCACGACGGGCGGGATTGCGTTCACCCAACAAACCGCACCGGCAACAAGCTATATCGCCTATATGGAAATGACGTTCAGCAATAACTCAATGACCGGCGAGATACACGACCGGCTGATGCACATGGGCGGTCTCTCCGGCACCTCCATCACCGGACAGACGGTTGGCATTGACTTCAATGGCATCACCGCCGACAACATGGTGGCGCGGATTGGCGGGGCAGACTACGGCGACATTCAGTGGTGGCTTGAGTGGTACACCACCACCGGATCAACTGCCGTGAACGCCACCGTGAACGTCACGTATAGCGATACGTCAACCGGGAACCTGACGGCAATCGCATTAGCGGCCACCCGGCGTAACGGATTCATGCAACCGCTCAACAGCTACATTCCCTCAGCCAAGGCAGGACTCTTTATCCGGGGCGTCAATACGGTGACGCTCTCGGCGACAACCGGCACCGTGGGCAACTTTGGCGTGACCGCAACCCGGCCCCGCTGCTCTATCTCATGCCCGCTTGCCAACTACAAAATATCGAACGATTGGGCACAACTCGGGCTTCCTGAAGTGCCGAACAGCGCGTGCCTCCAGACGATCGTTCTCACGTCTACCACCAGTTCCGGCACGCTGCGTGGTGGCGGCAAGATCGTACACGGCTAACCGATGGGTGCCGTCCGTTTTCCGCAGGCTGATCGCAGACCTGGACTTACCGGCGGGGCAGATGCGTGGGAGGACGGCGCTGCTGGGCTAATCCTGTCCGAGGATTACTCCTTATCGGGACATGACATAGGTCCGGCCATTTACGGCGTGGCGACGTATGGACAGGCGATCTACGGCGTTGCAGCCGGTGATGTCGAGGCGGTTACCTCGACCGCACTCCTTGAACTCACTGGCCGATCGATCACTGCGTCCGCTGGCGCGACCGCTGTCACGTCCCCGGCGTTGCTGGAACTGAACGGCCAGAGTGTCACGGTCACGGGTGGCACCGGAGCGACGGCGACCACCACCACGGCCACGTTCGACTTCACCACCCAAAGCGTCACCGTGACGGCCGGCGGGACCGCGATCACCGAACCGGCCCTGCTCACGCTCACCGGCTACCAGGTAACGGCCACCGGGCAGCGCAACGAGACCGCAACCACCACCACGGCGACGTTCACCCTGACCACCCAGACGGTGACGGCAACGGCGGGTGCGACGGCGGCGACGGAACCCGCGCTGCTCACGTTGACGACGTACACCGTGACGGTAACGGGCGTTGTGACCGCGCCAACCCTGACCCTGACCGGAACCGTGGCGGTCGATGCCTACATGACCGGGCGGTTGGTGATCGAGCCGTACTTCACTGCCGACATGGACATTGAACCGGAACTAACCGGCAGATTGGAGATTGACTGATGAGTGACCTGCTCTACCCCGAAATGACGGGCAGTATCTGGCTGCACGATCTGGCCCCCGAGTACGTGGGGGATAGCATCGACCTCGATGAAGTTGATGTCACGTTCGCCATTGTGGATCGGTTCGGAACCATCGTTGACGCGGCCGTTGCAGCGACCAAGGTCGGCACATCGTTCCGGCTGGTGTTCCAGATGCCGGGCACCCCCGGCCGCTATAAGGTGCTGGCCCGTGCCACCTCGGGAACGTCGGTCGGTCGATTCGTCAAGGGCTTCATCGTCAACGAGGTCACCGACGAGACGCCATAACACACATCTGACAGCAATCTGCTAACATAGGAATGTAACAACCGAGTGGACGCTGCTTGTGCCGTCACTGTGGACCCGGAAACGGGTTCAAGTGGCGGCCCTTTTCGTTTAAGGCCATGCAGATGCCGGACATCCAATACCGAACCGCGTTCGACTTCCGAGCCACCGGCGACGACAACCCGGCCGGGTTCGAGGGCTATGCCTCGACCTGGTGGGCGGCCGATAGCTACGCCACCGCGATGGCCCCCGGCGCGTTCAAGAAGTCGATCAAGGAACGGGCCGAGCGCATCCCGGTGCTCTGGAACCACGACACCAACGCCCCCATTGGCAAGCACCTTGCCCTCAAGGAAGACAAGATCGGCCTGTACGTCAACGTTGGCATCGCAGACGACGGTGCTGAGGGCTCGACCTTCCTCGCCCGTATGCGGTTCGGGGTTCCATTCGGTATGAGCTTCGGGTTCCAGACGGTCAAGGACCGCTCTGCCGCAGACGATGATCCGATCGACCTGTCGCAACTCCCCGGCGTCAAGGCGTCCGATGTGCGGGTGATTACCGAAGTCAAGTTCTGGGAGTCGTCCCCGGTGACGTTCCCGGCGAACGAATCCGCCGCCATCACCGCCACCCGCGACCGCATCCTCACCGATCACCTCTCCACCCTCATTGAATCGATCCGGGCTGGTTCGTTGACAGACGAGCAGACCGCGCAGATCGAGGCATTGGTATCCGAATGGGGCCAACGCAGCCGAGCCGAAGCCGAGGCGACTCACTTCACTCCTGACCGCGCCAAACGGGACCGTGACATCGAAATCATCGTCGCCACCGTCAAGGCACGGGGCATCGGCATTGGAGCGTACTGATGAACCAGAAACTCGTTGAATACCGCGAGCGCATGGGCCGGGCAATCAACCGGCTCGACGAATTACAAAAACTCGACACCCGTTCCAACGATCAGGAATCGGAGATTGATTCCCTGTTGGCTGAGGTGAACGACCTCGGCCCCAAGATGGTCCGCGAACAGCAGATCGAAGACACCGCCAAGCGCACGTCTGAATTCTCTGCCTCCGCTGGACGACCATCGCAGCGCGGCATCGAAACACCGACGGCCCGCACTCCGCAGCAGCCGGTGATCGACCGACGTTCGATCGGCAAGCGGTTTGTTGAAGCCGAGAAGGTTATCAATTACCGCAAGGGCGACCGGGGCGGCTACACCTCGTTCGAGGCGGAATCCTTCTATCACGGCCCGCAGATTCAGCACAACAGCGACACCTCACCCGATGAACTCCGCACCCTGATCTACGGTGGCGCTCTTGCCGCCGATATGGTTCGCCCGCAGTTGGTGCCAGGGTTCTTCCGTGGTGACGATCTGCAGGCGTCCGTTCGGGACGTGCTGATCAACGGTCAGACGACCAGCGATGCGATCCTGTTCTTCCGCGAACTCCTGTTCACCAATGCGGCTGCGGGCGTTGCTGAAGCGTCCGCCACCGGCGATACATCAGGCACGAAGCCGGAATCGGCGCTCACCTTTGAGCAGGCGACGGCGAACGTGGTCACCATCGCCCACTGGATTCCGATCACCCGTCAGGCGCTTGACGACACCGCGCAGCTTGAAACCTACGTCAACCAGCGGTTGCTTGACGGCCTGAAACTCGAGGAATCAGACCAGCTTCTGAACGGCACTGGCGCTCCCGACCTGACAGGCATCCTTCAGACGGGTTCCGTGCAAGCCCTCAACGAAGCGTACTTCGGTGGCGCGCCGGTCCTGGATGTGGGCGGACTCAACGAGAACTTCAACCGCATCCTGCGTGCCAAGACGCTCATCCGCACCGTGGGCCGCGCCCGCGCATCGTTCGCCGTGGTCAACCCGGCCGATATGGAAGTCTTCCTGTCGTCCACCAACACGCAAGGCAACTACTACGGCGCGGGTCCGTTCGGTGGCGGCAGTGCCGTCGGCCAGATGTGGGGCTTGCGGGTGGTTGAAGACGAGAACATCACGGCCGGAACCGCGCTCGTTGGCGATGGTCGCATGGCCGCCGTCTGGGACCGGATGCAATCGCAAATCTTCGTGGGCTGGATTGACAAGCAGTTCATCCGAAATATGCTCACGATCCTGGCCGAAGAGCGACTGGCGTTGACCGTGTTCCGTCCGCAGGCGTTCGCCGTCGTCACGCTGGCCGCGTAAGTCAGGCCGGAACGGGAGTAAAGATCATGGCGTTCCACGTACAGAAAACATTGCTGGCGAGTGCCGCCCGCACCGCGACGGTGGCGACGGCCGATCAGCGCAACCGCGCACACAAGGGCGTGCGCGTTCACATCAACACCACGGCTGACCCGGCGTCCGCCTCGATCGTCTACACCATTCAGGGGAAGGACGACATCACCGACGACTACTACACGCTGCTCGCCAGCGCCGCCGTTACGTCCGTGGGCGATACCTTCCTGACGATCTATCCGAACATCGCGGTTACCGCCAACGTGAGTGCCAGCAACGTCCTTCCGGCCGTCTGGCGGGTCAACTGCGTGGCGGCTGATGCCGACAGCATGACCTACCAGGTCACTGCCGAGCTGCTCGCCTGATGCGTCGCCGGGACGGTTCGGGGGTGGACATGATCGGGCGACCGTTGGATCGCCACCCCGAGCCGTCACCGGGCATCGCGATATGGAGCGAAGAGATGGGAATGAAAGCCAAGGCGAACGGAATCTACTTCCTCAACGGCCACCCGTTCATCATGCAGGCCGGGCAGATTCTGCCGGACGGCGCGGTGATCGACATGGCCGAAGAGGAGGTTGAGGACGCCTTTGCTAGCCACATGATTACGGCGCTGGGTGAAGAGCGTTTGACTCTTGACGACGATGCCTTTGCCATCGACACCGAACCCGAAACCGAAGAGCGGGCCATCAAAGCCGCGCCACAGAACCGCAAGAAGC